ATTCAGTTATTCGAAAATTTCGAATAACTGCCGAGGACGGCAAGAACTATAATACGAACCACTATTCTTTGGAGATGATAATCGCTGTCGGTTTTAAGGTTAATTCTGAAAGGGCAGTACAATTTCGTAAATGGGTCAATCAAATTGCAAAGGATTATACTATCAAAGGCTGGGTAATGGATGTAGAGCGTATTAAACGAGGTACATACCTTACTGAAAAATACTTTGAAGAACAGCTTGAGCGTGTTCGTGAAATCCGAGCAAGTGAACGAAAATTTTATCAAAAAGTTACTGACCTGTATGCCACTGCAATTGATTATGACAGAACTTCCGCAGCCACAAAGCGATTTTATGCAACAGTGCAAAATAGAATTCACTTTGCAGTTCATGGACACACTGCCGCAGAATTAATTGTGGAAAGAGCTAATAGTACAAAAGAATATATGGGTTTAACCACATGGTCGGACGCTCCGAGCGGAAAAATCAAAAAAACAGATGTTACGGTTGCAAAGAATTATTTATCTGAGTTTGAAATGAGTCAGCTTGAACGTCTGGTAACAGCCTATCTGGACTTTGCGGAGAGCATGACATTAAGACATATACCGCTTACAATGCAGGATTGGGAGATTCGTCTTAACGGTTTTATTGAAATGTTTGAATACGGAATTTTGAAAGATGCAGGGAAAATATCCGCAGAAATTGCAAAGCTTCATGCAGAGACGGAGTTTGAAAAATATCGAATTATTCAGGACAAGCTATTTATGTCAGACTATGATAAATATATATTGCAGTTAGAAGAAAAGTTGAAAGAATAACGGCAGGTTGAGACGATAAAATTTCAAGTCGAGACGATGGAAAATTCTCTTGTTCGATGTTGAGTGCATGGGAGAAGTCAGAAAGGCATTATATAGTAGCAAATTTCAGTTGACCTGTTCCCGTGAACCTTGACCCTATAAATCGGACAGTTTTCAGGTTTTTCTAAACGTATATAACTGTGGATATGTTTCCAAGAACGCCGACAGTTTAGACATCAAAATCAAGGTGTCGTGCCATGTTGAAACCGCCGTACTGCTCACGCGGAAAGCCCAGTAAATCAAAGGGTTTAGAGGTTTTATGAAAAAATTGAATGTGTGTTTTTAGAGATTTAGCGTTGCTCAATCATCCTTGCAAAAGGGGGAGGGGTAACGCTAATTTGTTTATTTAGGGCTTTTGCCATAAGGTATCAATTTTGCGGAAAAGTATGAGTTCCATAAAAAGGAAATAGAGTGAGCGGATTATATACAGGGGATGTAACTGTGTGATATAATAAATCCATTGTATAGGAATTTAGTTTAGTGATTGTTCTGTAGATTTTTATATTTTGGGAGGTTATCATATCTTTAAAAAAACGAAAAGAATTAAAAAACGAGTTGTTTGTCCTATTCCCATAATTATTAGAATAATGCAAGAAACCATTGATATTGATGCTGGTATGAGTGAGTTTATTATTCAATTTGAGGGAGAAGAACATAAAGTTGGATTTACAAGTGATTATGACAGAAGACAAGGTTTTTTCGATCCATTGTTTTACCTCGATGAGCAAGAATTTGACACCTTTGAGAAATTCAAAGCGGGAGCTGTTTTGAATGGAAGGCTTTTTGCCTATAGAAATGATGACGTTGAGATTACTGAGGCAGACAAAGGCGTCACGAAATTTCCTTGGTATATCGTGCTTGAAGATTATATTGTAATAAAAGAATAATGTGAAGATAATAAATTTCAAGTTAGTGAATCAGAAAATAGGAAATTTTTAAGGATTTTCAATATATGGTATGTCGTTAGAAGGGAGAAGCCTATGAGTATTGATTATCCCATAACAAATGCAGAGCGTAAGAAATTGTATGATGAGGTGTGGAATGAGCCTATGACCACCGTAGCCAAGAGATATAATGTATCAGACAATGCATTGAGGAAACGATGTAGAAAGTATGATATACCATTACCGGGTGTCGGGTACTGGGCCAAATTAAGTGCTGGAAAAGCTGTACAGCAGAAACCACCATTGCCGGAAGTGGATCGTATTTTGTCCAATAAGATTAGAGAATATGCAATTATATGGCGGTTTGACATAGAAGATATCCCGGATGAGGATTTGGTGAGTGATATTGACTTACACTTATTACACCCAGATTCAGTATATATTATTAAAGAATTTTGTGAAAAATTTACTGTTCATAAGCAGCTACGAAATCCAGGGTTATTAGTTCTGAATATCATGAACGATGCAGAAGAACGTAAACAGAAAGATAAAGAGGAACGTGAGAATAATAGATGGCAATACGAAAAAAATAAGCATATGAGAGATCCATTTTATCCGTTTCAGGTATGCCAGAGTAATGTAACTAGAGTTCTGCGGATAATTGATTCGTTGGATAAAAATTCATATGAGATAGAAGGTGGGATTAGCGAAGCAACGCCACATTGGTCGCCAGGGAAATTAGAAAGAAAAATGAGTTTTTATTTGATGAGAGGATGGTACTCATTGATAATCTCAGATGGTGGTACGGATAGCCTTAAATTTGAGTTTACAAGTGGAGGTTATAAAACGGTTTACGAAGATAAGAAGGGCAACCCAATTGAAAATCAGATTGGAAAGATATTATATAACCTATGCGTTCGGGGAAATATTGAAGCGGGAAAGAGTGTGTTAGATGACAGGATACAGGAACGTAAACGGGTGGAAGCTGAACGTAAAAGAAGGATTGAAAAGATGCGTCAGGATAAACTTGATGAAATCGAACGCCTTATCCAAATTTCTACAGATTGGCACAAATCAAACGTATTACACGAATTCTTGGATGCAATAGAGAAGAAATTAAAAGAAACGTTGGATGAGAAAGAGAGAGCAAAATTGCAATCCGTTATTAAGCAGGGAAGAGAAGTTGAGAAATGGATGAACCCGTTAGAGGATTTTGAGCATGAGATGCTTGGGAAAGGAACATGTATCTGGGATATATAAAAATTAGTGAGGAGCCAGCACATGGGATACAGTTTTTTAGATTTAGCAAAACAAGTATTGGAGCTTGAAAACATTCCATTATCAGTAGAAGAAATATGGAATTCGGCAGATAAAAATGGCCTGTTAGAAAAGTTAGGGTCATCCGGTAAAACCCCCACCCGTACATTGTCGGCAAGAATATATATGGATATAAAAAATAATTCACAGACAATATTTGAGCAGGTTAGCAAGCGCCCAGCAAAATTCTATTTAAAAGATAAAGTGGCCGACTTAGAAAAGTTTGAGATAGCAGAAGAGGAGAAGCCTGCTAAAATTACGTTTAAAGAGCGGGATTTACATACTTTATTATCCAGCTTTGTTTATGGAGATCAGCATTTCAAGTGTGTGACTAAAACCATATACCATGAAGTATCGAAACGCGCACAAAAAGGTAAAAATAAATGGCTGCATCCAGATATTGTGGGTGTTCATTTTCCGTTTGATTCGTATGCGTCCAATACTCTGCGACTGTTAGAAACATTAAAGGTTAACCCATATAAGCTGTTTGCATTTGAGATGAAGATCGATTTGAATTTCGCAAATCTCCGGGAGTATTATTTTCAGGCTGTGTCAAATTCCAGTTGGGCACATGAGGGCTATTTGGTTGCGCTGCATATTGCTGAGGATGCAGAATTTATGGATGAACTTCAACGGTTAAATAATGCATTTGGAATGGGATTATTAAACTCAATCCAGAGCATATTATGCAGAGTGAAATCTTGTTTGCGGCCAAAGAAAAAAGTTTCCTTGATTTTGAGACAATTGATCGACTAACGAGCGAGAATAAAGACTTTCAGCAATTCCTTGATGACTTGATGGAAGACATTAAAATTGGGAAAATGAAAAGCAAATATGATTCTGTCTTTCAGGATGAAGAAAATGCCTATAAATATTCAGTTGAAAAGGGAATTTTAAAATAATATAATAAAGGATATTTGGAATAAAAACTTAAGGTTTTAGGGGACAGTATTCTCCTCTAAAGCCTTTTTTTGTGCGCAAAAAATGTACTATTCTGATGCAGTGATATTTCAATTGGCAAAATCATGCCATTATATGTAAAAAAATCACGATTTTACTTCCGATTTTTTGCCTTCCATTTGTCTTAGTATTTCAAAGGAGGCGATCAAAAGACTGAATACTGTCATTATAGAAGGGGGGAGTTGGGATGTCGGCGCCCTCGGAAAATGATAAGGCTTGCAAAGTCGCCATTTTTGATAGTTACAGTAAAACTGTAATGAAAAACATTTGCAGAAATGTAATTGATGCAAAGAAAAGGCGGCAGGAAAATGAAATGTTAGGAACTGAAAAGATGCAGTATTTATTCGATGAGCAAAGTATTGAAGATCATTATCCCTCTGAACATGTTCTTATGGGAGGTGACGGACATATTTGCGTAATTACTACTGAGTGGTTATACCAGGCAATTATCCAATTGCTGGAAAAGCAAAGGGAGGTGCTGATTTTAGAATATTGGTATGGAATGTCACGAAGTGAAATGGGGAAACTGTTAAATGTTTCTGAAAGAACGATTTATACATGGAAACAAAAAGCTATTAAAGCAATTAGAAAATACTACGAAAGGAATACATAATGGGAAATACAGAACTAACATATGACATCGTCCTCGCAGCAGGACAAGGAAACAAACAGGCACAGGAAATAATTCTTGGACATTATGACAGCTACTTAAATGCGCTTACCGCTGCTGAAATTACTGATAGTGAGGGTAAAAGCCGTAAGTTTATAGATGAGGATGTGAAGGCTGAGATCCAGATGAAATATCTTGAGGCCATCCCTAAATGTAAGGTGATAAGCGAATGATACATACAGATTTATTTGAGTTTGCTTATGTACCCAATTGGTATGAACAATTAGATGCTTTGGCAAAATTGGCTTTGCCGGAACCGTGGAGTTTTAAGAAACCCACATGTGAAATGAAGAATCAAGACACACCTATTTTGGAGAGATATTTACATATTATTTTTCGTAAACAAGCAATTGATTTTAATACAGCAAGTACCCCCCCAAAAGCGAATAAGTGTTTTCACGTAGAGAATGAGCTTGCGTGCTTTCACACTGGTCTATATACAAAAAGATATAAGGGGATTTATGCCTGTTTTGATAAGAATAAAAGATCAGATTCTATGCTGGAGTGGTACTTCCGGGGATTTTATGATGAGTTAGCACCGTTTTTAAAATACACTCATCCATTACCAGAAAAACCCGCCTATTATATGGCACAGTATGGTGTCAATTATAATCCAGATTGGCAAATCCGAGTAAACATTGATCACATCCTTGGCGATGCAGATAACTTGGAACGCTTACCACCTAGAATCCGAAAGGCAAAAAATCTTCCACTACTATTGGAAACCGCAGTCGAACTAGCAAGGAGAGAAGCGGTTATAAATCCGGGGATTGTTATGCCACAAGGGTATCAAGGGAAGGTACAGTATTTGTTGCCGATATGTCTGACGGATATGAAGAAAGCCGATATTGCAATGACATTGACAATTATGGATGGGTATTATCTTGGTAACACCTGTTTGACTTTGGAAATGGCATATTTAAATGCAAGAGTGCTTTCCAGACCTGTGGCACCCTGGCTTGCAAAGCTAGTAAAATAGCCACAGGACTGTTTACAGCCTGATGAAAATGCAATGGGATTATTGTGTTTTTATCGGGCTTTTTAGTCTCATTTTTTATATGGAGGAAGCGTGTATGGATCATGAGAGAGTGCAGGTGCGCTGTAGCTGCAAGAAATGTCAGAGGCTTTTTGATGTGGACACATCCCAAGAGGCCAAGGGGATTATTTTAATTAAGTGTCCATATTGCAAAAAGGAAAGGAGGGTCTGCTTACAGGACATAGTAGAAGAAAGTAAATACAGGAAGTAACCAATTAATCATAGGATACATAGGCTACTAGCCGACTGTGCCACTCATATGAGTACGACAGGCAGGAGTCTACGAGACGAAAGTTCGTAGAATTCTGCCAGAAGGTATAGATTTCTAGTAGTCGCTAAGGCCATTAGTGGCTTTATTAGTGGCTCCTATTAACGGCTCCTTTCGTTTCGGTATTCACCAGAACGAAAGGAGCCTTATTTTGATTATACGATATGAATATGTAACCGGAGAGGCAGTGGAACTTGAGGTAGATGCTTCCGTTGGGAAGATAGTAATCGGGATAGAAAAAGAACAGGAGAATCGGAACCGGGCAGAGACCAGAAGACATCTTTCCATTGAAGGATTGGAAGAAGAGATTTTTTTGCAGTTTGAGGATAAGGAAAAAAATGTGGAATCAGAGGTCTTTACAAAACTTAGCCTCCAAGCATTGGGGGAAGCACTTCAACATTTGAATCCGGACCAGAGAGAGCTGGTCAAAAGGGTATATTTTAATGGACAAGCTATGGCTCAGATTGCAAAAGAAGAGGGGGTATCAAAGATGGCAATTACCAATCGGATGAAAAAGATACATAGAAAGTTGAAAAAAATATTAGATCAGGGGGTTTACTGATTCCGCTTTCGTGGCTATATAGTGGAGGTCTTGAAAAGGCCTTACGAAATGAAAGGAGGTCACGAAGATGCAAGTATTTATTTGCAGTCCTTTTCGGGGCAATGAGGAGTTGAATACCAGACTGGTAAAGCAGTATGCCCGATATGCCTATAAGAAGGGATATTTGCCGATAGCTCCGCATTTGTATTTCTCACAGTTTCTGAAAGAAGTAAACGTGGAAGAGCGGATGGCCGGGATTCAATTTGGCTTGGAACTCATGACGGAATGCAAAGAAGTATGGGTATTTGGCGAGCAGATCAGCGAGGGGATGTATCTTGAAATCACAGAGGCAACCCGGCTAGGCATTCCCATCCGATACTTTGTGGAGGAAAACGGAGAATTTGTGGAAAGGAGAGGCAAGGTATGAGTAATGAATTGATAAAGATTGCGGATGGCCTTGCTATGGTGGCAGATGGGGTACGTTCTTTGGCAGAACATCAGACTGCATGCAAATATGGCTGTGAGAAGAACAGTGTAGAGGATACAACAACAGATAATGCTGTGACACAGGAAGAGCCTCAGCCAGAAACCAATGCATCGGATCAGATAACAAATGTCACGATTGAAGAAGTCCGAGCGATCATGGCAGCTAAGTCACAGGATGGAAAAACACAGCAGGTCAAGGCACTTCTTAGGAAGTATGGTTCGGAAAAGCTCTCTGGAGTACAGCCAGAGCAGTACCAAGCTTTACTTGCAGATGCGAAGCTTCTTTAATGGGGAGACATGCGCTTTTATCTGCTTCTTCTTCAAAACGATGGATGAACTGTACCCCATCAGCAAAATTGGAGAAAGAGTTTGATGAACAGGAAAGCATTTATGCAGCAGAGGGAACCGCGGCACACGAGTTGGCAGAACATAAGCTGTGCCGGAGTCTAAAGAGGCGTTCCAAACGTCCGATATCCGATTTTCAGTGCGATGAGATGGAAGAATATACCGATGATTATGTGAATTTTGCAATGGAGCAGATTGAGAAGGCAAGACAGGCTACTGCTGATCCGATTATTCTGATAGAACAGAGATTGGACTTTTCCAATTGGGTTCCGGGGGGATTTGGGACAGGAGACCTTGTCATTGTATCAGATGAAATGCTCTTCATCACCGATCTGAAATATGGTAAAGGTGTATCTGTATCAGCAGAGTGGAATCCACAGATGATGCTGTATGCTCTTGGAGCATTGCATTTATTTGATTCCCTTTATGATATTGAAAAAATCTGCATGACTATCCATCAGCCCCGGATCGAGAATATCAGTACCTTTGAAATAACAGTCCGTGATTTGCTGAATTGGGCCGAGCAGGATTTAATGCCAAGGGCTGAACTGGCAATTAAAGGCGAGGGGGATTATCTGCCCGGTGAGTGGTGCCGCTTCTGTAAAGCAAAAATAAAGTGCAGGGCAAGAGCAGAGGGATTTTTAAAGCTGGCTCAAATGGAATTTGCCCTTCCGGCATTGTTATCCGATACGGAAATTTCAGAAGTGCTAATGGTTGCAGATGATCTTGCCAAGTGGTCGGCAGATATTTATGCCTATGCACAGGATGAAGCAATCACTCACGGAAAAGACTGGGATGGATTCAAGCTGGTGGAGGGCAGGAGCAATCGGAAGTATACCAGTGAAGAGGAAGTAGTGGAAGTTGCAAAGGCGGCTGGTTATGAAGATGTGTATAAGAAAACCCTCATCGGGATTACTGAAATGGAACGATTGATGGGGAAGAAACAATTTCAGGAGATTCTGGGAGAGCTGGTCTATAAGCCACAGGGGAAGATAACCCTAGTGCCGGAATCGGATAAACGGCAAGCGATTAGTGTAAGCACCGCAGAGGCGGATTTTAAGGAGGAAAAATAAATGAGTCAAAATGAAGCGCCAACCAAAGTGATCGTACCATGTAGATTTTCTTATCTGCACTGTTGGGAGGCAGAGTCCATTAATGGGGGAGATCCCAAATACAGTGTATCTGCAATCATTCCAAAGTCAGATGCTGCAACTATCCAAAAGATTCAGGCTGCCGTTGAAGCAGCTAAGAAGGAAGCCATCTCTAAGTGGGGCGGGAAGATCCCAGCAAACTTAAAATTGCCACTTCGTGATGGAGACATTGACCGACCGGATGATGAGGCATATAAGAATTGCTACTTTTTCAACGCGAATAGCAGACAGGCCCCACAGGTGGTGGATAGCAAAGTGCAGCCGATTCTGGATCAAACCGAAGTGTATTCGGGTTGCTATGGTCGGATTAGTGTAAATTTCTATGGCTACAACAGTAACGGTAATCGTGGCGTGGCAGCAGGGCTGGGAAATATCCAAAAGGTACGGGACGGTGAAGCACTCAGCAGTCGAAGCAAAGCCGAAGATGAATTTGAATCGGTCGAGGAAGATGAATTCTTGAACTAATACATAGTGGGGCGGTTTCTGACCGCCCCTACTTAAAAGGAGTCACAGGATGAAAGAAATATGGAGTGATATACCGGGATTGGAAGGAAAGTATCAGGTTAGTAATAGGGGACGTTATAAAAGATGCAGAATTTATGTCCATGGTCGGCAGTTGGCGGAGGAGATATTGCCTTTAGGTAAAGATATGGTGTATGGCATCAAGGAAGCGTTGAGCCGGGGTGAGCATGTATATGATATTGCCGAGAGGTTTGGTGTATCCCGTAAGGTGGTAAGCAAGATTAAGTCTGGAAGGAGCTACGCATGGGTGAAATAAGAACTTTGGCAGTGGACATTGAGACTTATTCAGATGTGGATTTGATAAAGTGCGGGGTGTATGCGTATGTAGATAGTCCAGTTTTTGAAGTGCTGCTCTTTGCATATAGCTTTGATGAAGAAGAAACAACCGTTATTGATTTGGCAAGAGGCGAGGTATTGCCAGACGTGGTCAAACAAGCTCTTTTGGACAACGAGATTATCAAGACGGCGTTTAATGCCAATTTTGAACGCATTTGTCTTTCTAAATATATGAACAAAAAGTTATCGGCAAAAGCATGGGTGTGTACTGCAGTACAGGCCAGTATGCTTGCAATGCCTCTTTCATTAGATGGCGTCGGGAGGGTATTGGAGCTTTCAGAGCAGAAGATGAAAGAAGGAAAAGAACTGATCCGGTATTTCTGTATTCCCTGCAAAGCAACCAAAACCAATGGTGGCCGAGAGCGTAACTTGCCACACCATGCACCGGAGAAATGGGAGCAGTTTAAGACCTATTGTATCCGGGATGTGGATGTAGAAAAACAGATCAGAGAGAAGTTACATAATTTCCCCATATCAGAATCCGAGTTGATCTACTACCAATTGGATCAGGAAATCAATGACCGGGGCGTATTAGTTGATAAGGAGATGGTAGAGCAGGCAATTGCTTGCGATCTGCTTCATAAAGAAGTAGTAACCAATAGGGCTTATGCGGTAACAGGTCTTGAAAATCCGAATTCGGTAGCCCAACTAAAAGGCTGGTTTGCAAAGCAAGGAGTGGAAATAGATAGTCTGGCAAAAGATGTTGTGGCAGATTTAATTAAGGATACGGATGGTGAGGTTTTGGAGGCATTAAAGCTAAGGCTTCTTATGGCGAAGACCTCTGTGAAAAAGTATGAAGCCATCATGCGATCTGTATGTTCAGACGGAAGGGTGCATGGGCTGCCGCAGTTCTACGGGGCGAATCGGACCGGACGCTGGAGCGGGAGGGTGGTGCAGGTGCAGAACCTGCCAAAGAACCACATCGAAGATTTGGAACTAGCCCGGTCACTGGTGCGAACTGGCAGGTTTGAGGATATCGAATTATTGTATGAAACAACACCGGGAGTGCTATCAGAGTTGATCAGGACCGCCTTTATACCCAAGGAAGGACACAGCTTTCTTGTTGCAGACTTTTCGGCAATCGAGGCCCGTGTCCTTGCGTGGCTTTCCGGGGAGCAATGGCGGGTAGATGTATTTTCAACGCATGGAAAGATATATGAGGCGTCTGCCTCTGCCATGTTCCATGTGCCAATTGAGGAAATCGGGAAGGGGTCACCGCTTCGGCAAAAGGGGAAAATCGCAGAGTTGGCTTTGGGGTATGGGGGAGCAGTTGGAGCCTTATCACAGATGGGTGCGCTTACGATGGGGTTACAGGAAGCAGAGTTGCCGGGCCTTGTATCTACATGGAGAAAAGCCAATCCCCATATTACTGGATTCTGGTGGGCAGTGGATAAGGCAGCGGTGAGTGCAGTGAAGGATCATAAGAAAACAAAGGTAGGGTTGATTGCTTTTGAGTATACTTCTGGCATCTTATTTATTACATTGCCCTCTGGGAGAAGATTGTCATATATCAAGCCGCGATTGGCAGTAAATAAATATGGCAAGGATGCTCTTACTTATGAAGGCATTGGTGAAAACAAGAAATGGGAGCGGCTTGATACATATGGGCCGAAGTTGGTAGAGAACATTGTGCAGGCTACCAGTCGGGATATTCTGGCTGAGGCTATGATCAGGTTAAGAAATGCGAGATATGACATTGTTATGCATTGCCATGATGAGGCTGTCTGCGAAACTGATTATGGAACTGGCTCTTTAGATGAAGTCTGTAAGATTATGGAGGTTTCACCGGAATGGGCAACCGATCTTCCACTTAGAGTGGATGGCTATGAGTGCGATTACTATAAGAAAGAGTAGGCGTATGAATAATAATCAAAATGAATATTTTATTGGCGAAAAAGAGACTGTCATAAAAATGAAAGGTGGCAAAGCATGTAGGATATCGGCGGAGTGCTTTGAGAAAGTGTGGCCCTATACTTGGTGTGTTGAGGGGACAGGATATGTGATGAGCCGGACATCGGGGAGAGCAGTAAAATTGCATCGTCTCATTATGAATGCGCGCAAAGGTGAATATGTAGATCATATTGATGGTGATCGGCTAAATAACACATTAGAGAATTTGCGGATTTGCCGAAAGCAACAAAATGAATTCAACCAGAAAATTAGGCGGGATAACAGTACCGGATATAAGGGGGTTAGTTTCTTTAAGGCTCGTGGGAAGTATCGAGCCTACATCAATAAAGATAGAAAACGATATGAACTGGGGCTATTTGAAAAGAAAGAAGATGCTGCGTTAGCCTACAATGAGAAAGCAATAGAATTATTCGGAGAGTTTGCAAGGCTTAATGAAATTTAAGGAGGAGTTGGAAAAATGAAGTTGTATATTTCCACCGGAAATTCCCGCATGGAGAAAAAGTGGAACGGACAAGAAATAGAGTTTGATGCCTTTCGGGAGCGTATTTCTCGTACAATCCGTACCAGTGAAACAGTGGAGCAATATCGGAAATTAAGTAAAGCAAAGCAGGATGATATTAAAGATGTTGGTGGGTTTATCCTTGGCAAGCTAAAGGGCGGCAGACGAAAAAAAGAGAACGTCCTATTCCGCTCTGGTCTGACCCTTGATATGGATTATGCGACGGAGGACATTGTAGAGCAGCTAGAGATGTTTTTTGATTTTCGATGCCTGCTTTACTCTACCCATAAACACACATCGGAGCATCCAAGACTGCGACTTATCATCCCCCTATCCAGAAACGTTTCTCCCGATGAGTACACTGCTATTGGGCGAAAGGTAGCAGAGGACATCGGGATTGAACTATTTGATGATACTACCTATGAGCCAAGCCGCCTTATGTATTGGTCCAGCACATCATCTGATGGAACGTTTTTCTTTCAAGATATAATGGGTGATTTTCTAAACCCAGATATGGTGTTAAGCCGATATGAGAACTGGCAGGACACTTCTCAGTGGCCGGTGAGCAGCAGGCAAAAATCGGCGGTAAAGCGGGAGATTAAGAAACAGGCCGATCCACTTTCCAAAGAAGGGATAATCGGGGCATTCTGCCGATCCTACAGCGTAGAAGAGGCAATTAAAGCCTTTCTATCAGAGGTTTATCAGGAGAGTGCTATGCCGGAGCGGTTTGATTATATTCCGGCTGACTCACAGGCGGGAGTCGTGATATATGAGGGGAAATTTGTATATTCCCACCATGCCACTGATCCTGCCTGTAGTAACTTGATGAATGCTTTTGATGTAGTGCGAATTCATAAGTTTGGTGATAGAGATAGCAGGTCTTCGGAGGATACAGAAGCCAGCAGGTTACCATCTTTTAAAGCCATGAGTGCCTTTGCTGCTGAAGATGAAAAGGTGAAGATGACTTTGGCGAAGGAGCGAAAAGAAGCAGTTCATGAGGAATTTTCGGAAGAAAATGAGGACTGGCAAAGTGGACTTAAACTGGACTCGAAAGGGACTGTGAAGGATACGTTGTCGAATATTGCCTTGATCGTTCGCTACGATGAAAACCTAAAACCCATTGTATTCAATCAGTTAAAAGGTGCCATCGATGTGGTCGGTGAATTGCCATGGAAGCAGGTGAAGAAAGGGTGGGGAGATGCCGATTTGGCGTGTGCTAAGCTGTATTTTGAAAGAGTGTATGGCATCTGGTCACCGACAAAATTCAAAGATGCCCTGATTGCAGTGGTATCTTCCGAACGATTATATCATCCAATTAAAGAATATTTTAGTACCCTATCATGGGATGGAGAGCCTCGGATCGAGACACTATTAATCGACTATATGGGGGCTAAAAACACAGCTTATGTCCGGGCAGTTACGAAAAAGACCTTAGTGGCAGCGGTAGCCCGTATCTTTAATCCGGGTGTAAAGTTTGATTCTGTGCTTGTATTAAACGGTCCGCAGGGCTGTGGGAAGTCTACTTTCTTTGCCAAGCTAGGCCGGGAGTGGTATTCCGATTCCCTCACTATCGGAGATATGAAAGATGGCAAGACTGCTGCTGAGAAGCTGCAGGGATATTGGCTTTTAGAGCTAGGCGAACTGGCGGGGATCAAGAAGGTGGACGTGGAGACCGTGAAATCCTTTGTTACCCGGACAGATGATAAATATCGCCAGTCTTATGGAACGACAGTAGAAAGCCATCCGAGGGAGTGTGTCATTGTGGGCAGCACGAACTCCGAGGGCGGGTTTCTTCGTGATGTTACCGGGAACAGGCGGTTCTGGCCGATTCTCGTAACCGGGGAAGGAAAGCACCGTGGATGGGATTTGACTAACGATACGGTAGATCAGATATGGGCCGAGGCAATTGTCAGATACCATGAAGGTGAAGAACTGTACTTGAGGGGTGAAGAGGCAGCAGAGGCATATGTGGCACAGCAGGAGGCGATGGAATCCGATGACCGGGAAGGCATTGTGGCCGACTTCTTAGAACGTTTATTACCGACAGATTGGGATACGATGGATTTATATCAAAGGCGGTCATTCTTAGGTGGCGGTGAGTTTGAATCCGAAGGTCGGGTTGGAACAGTTATGCGAAAGCGATTCTGCTTAATGGAAATATGGTGTGAGTGCTTTGGCAAAGAACGTCAAAACTTCCGTAAGACCGATTCTTATGAATTAGAGTCCATTATTCAAAAAATCAGTGGTTGGAAAAAGTATGACGAGAATGCTTCGGGCAAAATGCGAGTGTCAGGTTATGGAGTACAACGAGTATTTATGCGGTGTGAAACGGCAACCAAGGGCAAAGGCAAAAGTGTTTCTGACAGTATTCCAACATCAGACGGGCAACAGGAAATGGAAGCATAAAAAAAGTTAGCCGTTATGCGGGTTTGCAGATATCTGTTTCCAATGTTTCCTATTCCTAATATGAAATATAAATAAATAGATAAAGAGGGTACGGATACAGGTATATATACGCGTACAGGAGTATAGGAGTTTTTGGATATGGAAACAGAAACCGGAAACGGGGATGAAAATTTGCGGGAAAGTGTGATAGAAAAGGCGCTTGCAGCGGAGGCAAAAAAGATGGGAGGTATGGCGGTGAAATTCATATCACCGGGTTTTGATGGTGTGCCAGACCGCCTCATCTTATTTCCGGGCAGGCGATGTGCTTTTGTGGAGGTTAAGGTTCCTGGTAAAGCACTGCGACCACAACAGGAGAAAAGGAAACGCCAACTGGAAGCTATGGACTTTTCAGTTTATGTGATAGATGGATTGGAACAGATCGGAGGTGTACTTGATGAAATACGAGCCACATAAATATCAGGATTTTGCCAGAGAATTTATTATTGAGAATCCCATCAGTGCATTGATTTTAGACATGGGCCTAGGAAAAACGGTCATAACCTTAACGGCTCTGTGGGAATTAGCATTAGATTATTTTGAGGTGGGAAGGGTGCTGGTCATTGCTCCCCTGCGCGTAGCAAGAGATACGTGGGTGGAAGAAGCCAAGAAGTGGGATCATTTGGCGGGTCTTTCGCTTTCCGTGGTAGTGGGTTCGGATAAGGAACGTCGGGCAGCACTTCAGAAACGGGCAAGCGTTTATGTCATCAATCGGGAGAATATAGTCTGGCTCTGCGAACAATACCGATGGGATTTTGATATGGTTGTTATTGATGAATTGTCCTCGTTTAAGAGTAATCAAGCGAAGCGGTTTAAAGCACTACGAAAGTTCAGACCAAAGGCATCACGGGTAGTCGGACTTACAGGGACTCCGGGAAACTTAATGGATTTGTGGGCAGAGATTGGTATCCTTGATATGGGCGAGCGATTGGGGAGATACATAGGTGGCTATCGGGAGCGGTTCTTTTTACCGGATAAGCGAAATCAGAGTATTATTTATTCCTACAAGCCAAGGTCGGGAGCAGAAGAAGCAATTTATTCTTTGATTTCGGATATCTGTATTTCTATGAAGGCTGAGGATTATTTGGATATGCCAGAGTGTCTTTATCACCGGGTGGAAGTGAAAATGAATCCGCAGGAAGAAAAGTTATATCAGCAGATGGAACGAGATATGCTGCTACCTTTTGAAGGCGGTGATGTGGATGCTGTTAATGCTGCATCACTTTCAGGGAAATTGCTGCAGATGGCAAACGGAGCTGTTTACGATGAAAACCGAGAGGTACGACATATCCATGATAGAAAGTTGGATGCCTTAGAGGATTTGATTGAGGCGGCGGGCGGACAATCTGTGTTGATTGCATATTGGTATCAGCATGACTTGGCTCGGATCAAAGAACGATTCAAAGCAGTGCCTTTGGATAAGAGTTCAGATATCAAGCGGTGGAAAGAAGGGAAAATACCCATTGCAGCAATTCATCCGGCCTCCGCAGGGCATGGACTTAATCTACAGAGTGGCGGGCATATTCTCATTTGGCTTGGGCTGACGTGGTCTTTGGAACTTTATCAGCAGTGCAACGGCAGGCTCTGGCGGCAGGGGCAAAGGGATACAGTGATGATTTACCATATCATCAACAAAGGAACACTGGATGAAGAGGCTATGCGATCATTGGAGAAAAAGGACTGCGGACAGTCGGCGATCATTGAAGCGGTGAAGGCGAAAATAGGAGGTGCGTTTGGTGCAGGCAGAAAGGATGTTTAAGGAATACCAGAAAATGAAAAAGGAACTGTCTGTACTGGAATTTCAGTTGAGTCGGTGTGCAAGGATTGATTATGATGAGATCATTTCTACTATGACCTTTTCCAGCCTTGAAGGAGAACGGGTGCAGACCAGTGGAGTATCTGACGTGACTTCACGGGCAGCACTGGCTTACCGTAAGGTTGCTGATAAAATGAGCGATGAATGGTTTTCCTATTTGGCGGAGCAGTACGGACAGACCAAGGAAGAACTGGATTTTTTTGAACATGCCATTAGAGGTTTGTCGGGTAAATTGCCGGAAATGATATGGGATATGGTGGTGGAGCGTTTGCGGTGGGAAGATCTGATGGCAAAATACCATATCAGCCATACAATGATAGCAAAATATCGAAGGAAGGCAATCCGGGAACTGGATGTGCTGTATGAAGAAAGAGACAAACAGATGGAAAATTATATCTTGGGTTAAGTGGTAAATGTATATATTTTGATATTTGATGTACTTTAGACTTGACAATTATGCCAACAAGAGTTTAAATACCAACAGCGGGAATTTACCCCAAAATAAAAGCGTCATGGCAGACTGATATGCTACCAACATATCAGCCCTGTACCGAGGTGAAACGAGCACCCAGCACAACTATAAATAGCACCATGACAAGGAAATTATATACATTTTCTTTGTCTTTGGCAATAGATATTTTAAAAATGTGTGCATGGGAGTTGACAGATAATGTCACACCTTTGCGCGCGTTTTTAGGTTACGGGAAGTTCTCGACTAATCTATCAGAAAGGTCGAGGTAAAATGAACATTTTTAACAATGCAAGAAGTTTTGTAGGAGAATTGGATTATGAGCACCTGCAGAACGCCACAAAGGAATTTTGGAAACAAGCAGTATTTATTCGAAAACAGCTTGGTACAAGAAATTACTTGTTGACAAACTATTTGGAATTGCTTTTCGAGGCCGTAGACGAGCCACATTTCTTCGAGATTGCGGAGGAAGGTGAATCAGAACTTTCAAAATTCCGAGGAACTATAGCAGCAATCAAAAAAGGAAAGAAAAAAGACCATCCGTTACATGAAAAAGTGAAATCGTATGTTGAAGATTATCCAGTTAGATACCAGGAGAACAGGACACGTTACAATTTATATTTGGTTGGTTTGGCAGATGAGGCGTTTGTTCGTGCTGCTCCAAGGTTTATTGAAGATGGAAGTGATTTGATTAAGGGAAGGATTGATGTTGTTCAGATTCAACAACTCTATGATAACATCAGTCAACTACTTGGTGAAGAGGCACCAATAGAAAGGCTTAATGAATTGTTTAGACAAAGATTTATAATCACCACATCAACATCTATTTTCTTACAGGGATTTAATAGTAACTTGATAAGCATACTGAATACCAGAGATGCTGAAACAGCAAAGCTGATATTTCAGCTTTACCTGGAGGACGTGGAAGAATTTTAGTAAGATGTATTGTTATGGGGCAGGATCAGAGCATCCTGCCCTCTTTTGCCATTAAGTGGTGCACTAAAGGTGTACTAAGAGTGTACTGACATGGTCCAGTTTTCATGCTATAGTGTAAGTGTGAAAGATTACAAACAGGCGAAACTTTGATGTTTGGTCTTTTTTTATGTCTTTCTTTTGGTACGGGTGCAGGCTTTATCCTTTCACTGCACCCGGTTAGGAAGAGGGTGGTTTACACAATAAATGCTCTTGATCTTTGGTACATTTATGGTGCTAAATGACTGGATAATAAGTGTACATAGAGTTAAGATGTAACTACCAAAAAACAAGAAAGGTGGAAACAAGGATGGAAGAAAGAAGAATGACGATTGAGGAAATTGAGGCTTTGACAAAGGCGCGGAAAGAACAGTTTAGAAAGTTTTCAGCAGAATTGGAGAAGCTAAGCCTGAAATACCAGATTACCTTGACAAGCTGCGGCGGTGTTGACTTTTACGATCCGGACGATGAAAAATTGGTGGGCATCGAATATTCAGCAGACCCCACTTCTGGCGACCTTAATATTTATAGCACAAGGGTGAGGGATATGAAGAAATAAAGCAAAAAACACAAAACGGGTTAACAGCCCTTTTTGTGGTACGGTGTCAGTGAAAAGGATTAGCACGAGGCGAAGCCCATGAGCGGTTTGGTCTTTTTTTGTGCGTTTCTATTGATATGGGCTTATCCTTTCGCCGCACCCGGTTAAGAAGGGAAGGAGCAGGTAATATGCCAAGAAGACCGAAAAAGCCATGCCGACATCCCGGCTGTCCGAGGTTGGTAGAAGGAAGTCACTGTGAGGAACACCAGCCAATGCACAACAAGGAGCGGGCAGGTTCTGCAAACAGAGGATATGATGGGCGGTGGCGGAGGGCAAGATCCAGGTTCTTAAAGGCACATCCTTTATGCCGCAGGTGCAGGCAGGAGGACAGACTTACCAAAGCGACGGTAGTTGACCACATCAAACCACACCGGGGTAATCTGGATTTGTTTTGGGATGAGCGCAACTGGCAGCCACTTTGTAAGCATTGCCATGATGTTAAGACCATGACCGAGGATCGGTATCAAGTGTATCATTACTAAAAGGCAGAAGGATTGGAGGAAGAACGAATGGCAACAGAAACGATCAAAGGAACCTATTACGATTATATGTGTGTTGTGGATGCAAACGGAAAGGAATACCTGCTTCCCGATACACAGAGCGCAAGCAACAAATATATGCGGTACGATTCCAAGAAGAAGTGTTATGTCCCGATCTTTAAAGACAAACAGAAAGTGAAGATCACAAAGGATGTCAAAGTCACAAATGTTGTAACAGTATAAGATAAATTTGAGAAGACGCATCCCTTGAAATTATATACAAGTGGGGGTGGGGTAAATCTCTACGGTCTTGTGCATCTTTGACCGCTGCCCCCCTTCACGCGAATTTTCGCAGAATTAAGCAGGGGGGATAGGCGGAGCAGGTATTTTCTATTTTGAAATATATGAAAGACACTGTACTTTTCGCAAAAGGTGTTTAGAGGGTTTTGCGAAAAAGTACATTTATTATACAATTTTAAGCTGAAAAGTTGTCGGGAACGATGGCTTTTCGGCCTTTTTTTGAAAGGGTGAAAAGAATGACAGACGTGCAGGCTACTTCTATACGGGAGCTTCGGATGAAAGGTGTGGGTTATCGGGCAATTGGCTCGGTGCTTGGTCTTTCCAGAGATGTGGTTAGGAATTATTGTAAGTCGAGAGGACTGGATGGCTATGGAGCAGCCACGAAACTGAATATTCGGGAGCAGATGCAAAGCGGGGATGCCTGTGCTTTTTGTGGAAAGAAAAATACGCAGCCAGCTACAGGCAGGAGGAAGCGGTTTTGCTCCGATACTTGTCGGAGGGAATGGTGGAAGGCACATCCGGAGGCCATGAACAAGAAGGAAAGTGCAGTGTACCGTATGACTTGCAAGCACTGTGGTAAGGAGTTTGAATCCTACGGGAATCAGAGCCGGAAGTATTGTTGTCATGACTGCTATATAAAAGACAGATTTTGGAGGGAAGAGGAAAATGGAGTTTAAGAAACTGAAAATTGTGGATTTGGTTCCTGCTTCCTATAATCCGAGGAAGAAGTTGAAACCCGGAGACAAGGAATATGAGAAAATTAAAAGTTCCATTACGGAATTTGGCTATGTGGAGCCAGTCATAGTCAATCAGGATATGACCATCATCGGTGGCCATCAAAGAGTGACGGTTTTTACTGATCTAGGTTACGAGGAAATCGACTGCATTATCGTGAATGTGGATAAGACCAAAGAGAAGGCATTAAATATCGCACTTAATAAGATTACGGGTGAGTGGGATAAGGAACTGCTGGCCGATTTGATTGCCGATTTACAGGATTCCGATTTCAATGTAGCTTTTACGGGTTTTGAACCGCCAGAGATAGAGCAGCTTTTTAATTCTGTCCATGATAAGAAGGTAGAAGAAGATGATTTTGAGGTAGATGCGGAACTTAATAAGCCTGCAGTAGCAAAGCAGGGGGATGTATGGCTGCTTGGCAGACACCGTCTCATGGTGGGTGATTCCACTTTGCCGAAAACTTATGATTTACTCATGGAGGGCAGGAAGGCAAATATGGTCATTACCGATCCGCCATACAATGTCAACTATGAAGGCAGTGCTGGAAAAATCCAGAATGATAATATGGAAAATGATAAGTTTTATAATTTCCTTTTTGCTGCTTTTGTAAATATGGAGCAGAGTATGGAACGTGATGCTTCTATCTATGTATTTCATGCAGATACGGAAGGCCTGAACTTCCGTAAGGCATTTCAGGCGGCAGGTTTTTATCTGTCCGGCACCTGCATTTGGAAGAAGCAAAGCTTTGTGCTTGGCAGAAGTCCTTACCAGTGGCAGCATGAGCCGATTCTGTTTGGATGGAAAAAGGGTGGAAAGCACAACTGGTATTCAGACCGGAAGCAGTCTACCATCTGGGAGTTTGACCGTCCAAAGAAAAATGAACTGCATCCAACCATGAAACCAGTGGCTCTTATGGCATATCCGATTAAGAATTCCTGCATGAGCAATTGCATTGTGTTAGATCCCTTCGGAGGTTCCGGTTCCACGTTGATGGCTTGTGAGCAAACGAACCGCATCTGCTTTATGATTGAACTGGATGAGAAATATGCGGATGTTATTGTCAATCGCTATATGGAACAAATGGGGTCAGTGGAAGACGTATTTGTCATCCGGAATGGCAATAAAATAAAATATTGTGATTTGGGAAAGGAAGGTATAGCTGATGAAGCAGTTGTCCTTCCTTGATTTATGTTCTGGTGTTGGCTAATTCCAGTTGTGATTGTAATGGCATTACCAGTATCTAGGAAAAATGCAGATATGGCTTGACTTATGGTGGCTTTAGAGTGATGTATGTACTACCAAAAATTAAAGGAGGTACGCAGCATGAGAATTGACACATCTGCACAGAATCGGAAAGCGGTTGTAAAGGTCATTTCCGAACTGACCGGAGAGGCATCCAGGTACATGGGGCCACCAACATTTGCATATCAGATAGGTGAATTTATGGTAGACCGGGACGGTTTTATTGAAACCGAAAACGATGAAGAAGGAACGGAGGTTCTTAAAGGCTTGATTGAAAAGGAATTAGTAGAGATAGAGCGGGAAGTCGAGATGCTTGAGGTCAATGTATCGACTGGGGGAATGAACGAACAGAATTTAGTAAATCTTGTGTTCCTAATCCATAGCAAGCAGTATTTGATAAACCGTTCTTTTGCAAAAGAAGTATTCCAGATACCAAAAGGAATGATAAAAATTCTTGAGGACACTGCGATGGAAAACAGGGATGCTTTCTTTGAGATATTCCATCAACATGAGGAGGACTGTAAAGGAATTACATTCTCAAAAGAAAGGGCAATCTTTGCATTTCCGTATGAGAATAATTCTGATACGCTTCGGGTATTTACAGAGCTGATGGCTATGATGGTAAAACAGGCTAGAGAGCAGAAACGCATAAGCTATACGGAAACCATCGTGGAAAATGAAAAATACTACATGAGGGTTTGGCTTTTGCGGCTTGGGTTTGGAGGCACAGGTGGGAAAGAAACCCGTAGGGCATTACTCAAAAACCTGAAAGGGCATTCCGCTTTCCGCACATTTGAAGAAGCAGAAAGGGCGAAGGAGCGAAATAAGCAGCGGGCATTAGAACGCAGATGTAGTGAAGAGTAAATCGTATTTATACTCATAGAAGAAAGACGGATTAACACACCCTTACTGATGATAAAACACACAAATTTATAGCAGGTTTCGGGTCGGATTTTTGTTACATTATAATGCAGAATTGACTGGATAATATGTGCTTTTAGAGTGATTAATAGACTACCAAAAGAAAACACATTAGGAGGTCAAATCACATGAGGACACAGAAATTCGGCATTGAGATTGAATTAACAGGGATTACGAGAGAAATGGCAGCAGCGGTTATCGCAGAATATTTTGGAACAGAGGAGTTCTACATTGGAACCTACTACAAAACCTATGGGGCAAAGGACAGGCAGGGAAGAACATGGAAGGCGACTTACGACTCTAGCATTATTGCCCAGAGGAAAGCAAAGGGGAGGATCACCTCGGCAAATGATGATTTTAAATGCGAAATCGTCAGCCCCATTCTTACCTACGAAGACATGAAGGATTTGCAGGAGATTGTCAGACAGCTTCGACACAAAGGGGCGATTGTAAATGACCAATGCGGAATTCACATACATGTTGACTCCAGCGGCTACACTCCTCAGACACTGCGGAATTTGGTTAACATCATTGCCAGCAAAGAGGACATTTTATATAAAGCATTACAGATTGACCCAGCGAGGCTTCGGTGGTGCAAGAAGACCAACGAAAGATTGCTTAAAACCATCAACCAGAAGAAACCGGGAACCCTGGAAAAATTAAAGGATATTTGGTACGCCGATTCTTATCAGAACCGGACCGACCATTATAACGACACCCGCTACCATGGATTGAACCTACATTCTACTTTTACAAAGGGAACGGTGGAATTCAGGCTTTTCAACAGTACCACACACGCCGGGGAGATCAAGGCATACATACAATTTTGCCTCGCAGTCAGCCATCAGGCACTATCACAGAAAAAGGCTTCCGCTAGAAGAACGGTAACGGACAACGAAAAATACGCATTTCGGTGTTGGATGCTCCGCTTGGGACTTAGCGGAGATGAATTCAAAACCTGCAGAACACATTTCCTGAAGCATTTGGAAGGAAATTCTGCATGGAGGCATGTGGCTTGAAGGGGATGAAAGACCCTGCCACCCATGGGCGGTTATCCGCCCTTAAGGTGGTAGGAGGGAAACCTCACTAAAATGCGAAAGGATGATGGATATGAAAAAATTGTATATTGCTTATGGGAGTAACATGGATGAGGAGCAGATGAGTTTCCGATGTCCAACGGCAAAACTGATCGGCAAATCGGAGGTGGAAGATTATCAGCTTTTGTTTAAGGGTTCGCTTACGGGAGCATACGCCACCATTGAACCGAAAGAAGGGAGAACCGTTCCAGTTCTCATTTGGGGAATTGAAAAAGGGGATGAGGCAAGTCTTGATCGCTATGAAGGATATCCGACTTTTTATTACAAGAAGGATTTGAAAATCAGCTTAAATGGGAGGACAAGGAAAGCGATGGTCTACATCATGGATGAAAGACGGAGACTGGGTGAACCAACCCCTTTCTATTACGATGTATTGGAAAAGGCATATATCAAGTTCGGGTTTGATAAGGATATCTTGGAACAGGGACTTTCGGACAGCAGATGCGAGAATTTACATTTGGAAGTAAAACAATAAGAAATCTCCTGAAGGGCACCTGGGAATTACCTAAGTGTCTTTCTTGAATAGAGGTATATTATACACAGTTTTCACCCGCTCTTTTTGTGTACATTATAACGCCTAATTGACTGGATAATATGTGTTTTCAGAGGTAATATGTACCTACCAAAAGAAAGGGAGGCAAAAGCCATGAAGAAGAACGAAAAGAAAATTTTAGAACAGATAGCAAGAGAGACAACGAGAGTTGAAACATTAGAAACAAGGCAGAGCGACAGCCTAGACTTTCACGACATAGCGGTTTGGAGCTTGAAGGCAGCCTTGGAAAAGGCTTACAAAGCCGGACAGGAAAGCATGAAAAAATAAAAGCGAAAAGACTTCTTCGGAGGTCTTTTTCTTTTGCCTAAAATTTAGAAGGGGAGGGTGGAGCAAATGGCACAAGCAGGAAGAAAACCAAAGCCAACGGTTGTAAAGGTGCTGGAAGGAAATCCGGGAAAGCGTAGCTTAAATACAAATGAACCAAAGCCAAAGAAGAAAGCTCCACGATGCCCATCATGGTTAGAAGAAGAGGCAAAGAAGGAATGGAAACGGATGTCAAGGCAGATGGAACAGCTTGGTATTTTAACTGAAATAGATATGGCAGCGTTCGCTGGTTACTGCCAAGCATATGCCAGATGGAAAGACGCAGAGGAATTTATTACACAGCACGGTACAATTGTAAAAACACCCTCTGGCTATTGGCAGCAGGTTCCACAGGTGTCTATCGCCCAGACTTATCTGAAAATCATGAATAAGTTTTGTGAGCAGTTTGGATTAACCCCGTCATCCAGAAGCCGGATTGTGTCTGATGGCGGTGATGACAAGGAAAATGATGCGATGGAGCTTCTTTTGGTCAGAGGCGGTGGTACTTGATGTTTGATGAAACAAAAGCGGCACATGCTGTTAACTTTATTAACTGTCTTAAACATACAAAGGGGAGATGGCGCGGTGTGCCGTTTGATTTGCTACCGTGGCAGGATGAAATTATTCGGGATATCTATGGTACGGTCAAGGAGAACGGGTATCGTCAGTATAGCACGGCTTATGTGGAAATCCCAAAGAAGAATGGGAAGTCAGAGTTGGCAGCAGCAGTTGCACTTTATATGACTTGTGGGGATGGCGAATGGGGAGCGGAAGTGTATGGCTGTGCTTCGGATCGTCAACAGGCATCCATTGTTTTTGACGTGGCAGTGGATATGGTGGATCAGTGCCCAGCATTGAAAAAGAGAATTAAACCAATCATGTCAATTAAGCGTCTGGTATATCAACCAACGAATAGTTTCTACCAGGTGTTGTCTAGTGAAGCCTTTACCAAGCACGGATTGAATGTGCATGCAGTTATTTTTGACGAGCTGCATGCACAGCCGAACCGGGAGCTGTTTGATGTAATGACCAAAGGTTCTGGTGATGCCAGGACACAGCCATTATTCTTTCTGATTACAACTGCCGGAACAGATAGGAATTCGGTGTGTTATGAGCAGCATCAGAAAGCAGAGGATATTATTCTTGGTAGAAAGATCGACCCAACATTTTATCCCTGCATTTATGGTGCGGCTGATGAAGATGATTGGAATAGTGAAGAGATTTGGTATAAATCTAATCCCTCACTTGGGCATACGATAGATATTGAAAAGGTGCGTAATGCCCATATCAGTGCGAAAGAAAATGCTGCAGAAGAAAATATCTTCCGACAGCTCCGCTTGAACCAATGGGTAAAACAGTCCACCCGATGGATGCAGATGGACAAGTGGGACGCTTGTGCTTTTCCCATGGATACGGAGGCTCTCTACGGCCGGGAATGCTATGCAGGGCTTGATCTAAGTAGCTCCACGGACATTACAGCTCTGGTTCTGGTGTTTCCACCCAAAAATGAGGATGAAAAATATATTCTGCTTCCGTTCTTCTGGATACCAGAAGAAAATATGCGGGTTAGAATCAGGAGAGATCATGTTCCATATGATGTATGGGAGCGTGAAGAGAAGCTGATGACAACCGAGGGAAATGTTATTCATTATGGATTTATAGAACAGTTCATTGAGGAATTGGGGAAGAAATATCATATTATGGAGATCGCTTTCGATAGATGGGGAGCAGTGCAGATGGTTCAAAACTTAGAGGGCATGGGATTTACTGTTGTTCCGTTCGGACAGGGCTATAAAGATATGTCACCGCCATCTAAGCGGTTGATGGAATTAACGCTTGAGAAGAAGCTGGCACATGCTGGTCATCCAGTGCTTCGATGGATGATGGATAATATCTTCATTAAGCAAGACCCAGCAGGTAATATCAAGCCGGATAAGGAAAAATCCACAGAAAAGATTGATGGTGCAGTAGCAGCTATTATGGCACTTGATCGCGCAATTCGTAATGAAGCAAGCAGCGGCAGTATCTATGATGAAAGAGGGATTTTAGTGTTTTAGTCTATACAGTTGTATGGTATAATTCAATTACAAATCAGAATTTGTAACGGAGATTATTTATATTAACTTTATTAAGTAAAAGGAGGTATTGGTGATGGGGATTTGGATGTAACGGCAAGACCGTTATAAAAAAAATCGGTCTTGCTGAATATATAGTGAACAAAGACTTATATAAACAGGAGGGCTATTATGGCTTATTTTAATTATAATTCACACAAAATTTATTTTAAAGAAATTGGAACTGGAAGACCACTTTTACTACTACACGGAAATACTGCATCGTCTGTTATTTTTTCTGATATTGCTGAAAAATACAGTGACAAGTTCAAAGTTATTCTAATTGATTTCTTAGGGCATGGTAAATCAGACCGACTTGAAGAGTTCCCCGTTGATTTGTGGTTTGATGAAGCACAGCAGGTTATTACTTTTCTTAAAGCGAAGGATTATAGAAATGTAAATATTATCGGAAGTAGTGGTGGCGCATTAGTAGCTATCAATGTGGCATTAGAAGTGCCCCAACTCTTATCAAAAGTAGTTGCAGATAGCTTTGAGGGTGAAATACCTCTAAAAGCTTTTACAACGAACCTTGTAGTGGAAAGGGAGTTTTCAAAGCATAATGAAAATGCGAAAATGTTTTATGAATATATGCAGGGAAGCGATTGGGAAAAAGTTGTAGATAACGATACCCTTGCTATTGTTCGGCACGAAAAAGAGATTGGTAAATTTTTTCATAAAGATTTATCAAATCTTAAGCCGGATATCCTTATGACAGGCAGTAAACAAGATGAATTTGTCAGCAGTATTTCATCCACATATTTTGAAGAAATTTACGGAGAAATGTTGCTCAAAATTGGGCATGGAACAATGCACTTGTTTGAAACAGGCGGTCATCCTGCAATGATGTCAAACCAAGATGAATTTATTTCATTAAGCAAGGACTTTTTTGCAAAGTAACATAATGTTCATAATACGAAACTGATAAATTCCAATTTGGTAATGGAATATCGATACAATAATATAATTGAGAGCATCTCTTAGGGGGTGCTTTTTTTGTGCTCATTATACAAGGAGGATTAACGAATGGGAATCAGAGAGTTACTTGGAATACGATCCGCAAGGGATAAACCAAAAAACAATTATGGGAGTTCGGCTCTTTCGTTTCTCTTTGGTAGCAGCACCAGCGGAAAAGCAGTCAATGAGCGGTCCGCTATGCAGACTACGGCGGTGTATTCCTGTGTGCGAATCCTATCAGAAACACTTGCTTCTTTGCCGTTGCAAGTGTACCGCTATACGGATGCTGGAAAAAAAAGGTCTATGACCATCCGCTATATTTTCTTCTGCATGATCAGCCAAATCAGGAAATGACTTCATTTATCTTTCGGGAAACGCTTATGAGTCATCTGCTCATTTGGGGCAATGCCTACGCTCAGATTATCCGAGATGGTAGGGGACAGGTCTTGGGTCTATATCCACTATTGCCGGATAAGGTGCAATTGGATCGAAACGAACGAGGGGAGCTTTTCTATATTTACAAAAGAAACTCGGAGGAAAATCCAAACTTCCGGGAGTTCGGACAGATTTATTTGCAAGAACAGGATGTGCTTCATATCCCCGGTTTGGGATTCGATGGTTTGTTGGGATATTCACCGATTGCATTGGCAAAAAATGCAGTGGGGATGACAATGGCCTGCGAGGAGTATGGAGCTTCATTTTTCGCAAATGGAGCAAATCCAGGCGGCGTGTTGGAGCATCCGGGCACCTTAAAAGATCCCAAAAAGGTGAGGGATAGTTGGAACGATGTGTATCGTGGTTCAAATAATGCCCATAAGGTGGCGGTGTTAGAGGAAGGAATGAAGTATCAGCAAGTAGGAATTCCACCAGAGGAGGCACAGTTCCTTGAAACAAGGAAATTCCAGCTGAATGAAATCGCAAGACTCTATCGGATTCCACCTCACATGATTGGGGATTTGGAGCGTTCCAGTTTCTCCAATATTGAGCAGCAGTCCTTAGAGTTTGTCAAATACACACTAGACCCGTGGGTGGTCAGGTGGGAGCAGGCATTAAAGAAAGCCTTACTCTTACCACAGGAGAAGCAGGAGTATTTTATCAAATTGAATGTAGATGGTTTGCTGCGGGGAGATTACGAAGGCCGGATGAATGGATACGCCGTAGGCCGACAAAACGGTTGGTTTTCTGCAAATGATATTCGGGAAATGGAGGATATGAATCCGATTTCCTCAGAAGAAGGCAGGGATTTATATCTTGTTAATGGCAGTATGACCAAGCTAAAAGATGCCGGGGTCTTTGCAGAAAAAAACGATAGAACGGAAGAATTTCACTAAGGTATAGGTATCGTATTTGATGCGATATGTCGTAGCAAATACGACAAAATAGGACAATTATCGCATATAATCTGTATGGTGCTAAAACTGCACCATACAGGAAAAGCAAAAGAAATGGATGCCGCAAAAGCCCGAAAAATGGACATTTGTTTAAAGGAAAGAGAAGCCAGCGTGTGTTTGAAACCGCACTATATTCAGAGGTAGGCAGGTAAAGAGGCAGCATATAGTGTGCTTTAAAACACAGTTATCAAGAAGGAGGACAAATGTGAAACGCAAGTTTTGGAACTGGATACGAAATGAAGGGGAAAGAACCCTCTTGTTAAATGGTGTCATTTCCGAGGAGACATGGTATGGGGATGAAGTGACACCACAATTGTTTAAAGACGAATTAATGAGTAGCAAAGGAAACATCACGGTTTGGATCAATAGTCCGGGCGGTGATGTTTTTGCTGCTGCCCAGATTTATAACATGCTGATGGATTATAAAGGAGATGTGACCGTTAAGATTGATGGCATTGCCGCATCAGCAGCTTCAGTCATTGCAATGGCGGGAACCACGGTGTGGATGTCCCCGGTGGCAATGATGATGATCCATAATCCGATGACCGTTGCCATTGGTGATGAGGTAGAAATGGCGAAAGCCATGAGTATGCTTTCCGAAGTCAAAGAGAGCATCTTAAATGCCTATGAGATTAAGACCGGATTATCCAGAGGTGAAATCTCGGACTTAATGAATGCAGAAAGTTGGTTCAACGCTAAAAAGGCAGTAGAACTGGGCTTTGCAGATAATATCCTTTTTGTCACGGAGGAAAAAGTGGAGCAACCGGAAGCAGTGATGTTTTCCAGAATGGCCGTGACCAACTCCCTGTTGTCCAAGCTGATTCCAAAGAAAGAAGAACCAAAGACACCCATTGATCAGTTAGTAAAGAGATTGAATCTTTTAGCCCATTAGGAGGAAATAAAAATGAGCAAAATATTAGAATTAAGAGAAAAGAGAGCCAAAGCGTGGGAGGCTGCCAAAGCATTCCTTGATTCCAAGCGAGGGGCAGATGGCTTGTTATCTGCAGAAGATACCGCCACCTATGACAAGATGGAAGCGGATGTTGTAAACCTTGGTCGTGAAATTGACCGACTGGAACGCCAAGCTGCCATTGATGCAGAATTAAATAAAGCCACCAGTCAGCCAATTACCAACAAGCCAAGTGCCAGTGTGACGGGAGACGATAAGACCGGACGGGCATCAGCAGAGTATAAAAAGGCCTTTTGGAACAATATGCGTCAGAAGAATTATTATGATGTACAAAATGCCCTGAAAATCGGTACCGACTCCGAGGGTGGTTACCTTGTACCGGATGAGTATGAGCGTACTCTGGTAGAGGCATTGGAAGAAGAAAATATCTTTCGTAGCTTGGCAACGGTCATTCAGACCTCAAGCGGAGAACGTAAGATTCCGATTGTAGCAAGCAAAGGCGAAGCAAGCTGGATTGATGAAGAAGGGGTATATCCAGAATCTGATGACGCATTTGGCCAGGTAACCATTGCAGCATATAAAGTGGCTACCATGATCAAGGTTTCAGATGAACTTTTAAATGATAATATATTCAACTTAGAGGCTTACATCTCCAAGGAATTCGGTCGCAGGATCGGTACCAAGGAGGAGGAAGCCTTTTTTGTTGGGGATGGCATTGGTAAACCGACTGGTATCTTCCACACCACAGGTGGAGCTTCGGATGGAGTAACCACTGCAGGAGCAAGCATTACTTTTGATGATGTGATGGATTTATTCTATTCCTTGCGTTCTCCATACCGCAAAAAAGCAGTGTGGGCGCTAAATGATGGCACTATCAAAGCCTTGCGGAAGTTAAAGGATGGGAATGGCAATTATATCTGGCAGCCGAGTGTACAGGCTGGTAAACCAGACATGATTTTAAACCGCCCATATCATACCTCGGCTTTTGTGCCGGACTTAACTGCTGGAAATAAGGTTATGGCCTTTGGCGATTTTGGTTACTACTGGATTGCGGATAGACAGGGACGTTCCTTTAAGAGATTAAATGAGCTGTTTGCGACTACTGGACAAGTAGGATTTTTAGCATCCCAGCGGGTAGATGGAAAAATGATTTTGCCAGAGGCAATTAAAACCATGAAGTTGAAAGCGTAGGGGTGATAGCATGGGTGATTATACAACCAAAAACTATACCGAGGCCGGAGGAGAGCGTACCGTCATTGGTGGAGTGCTGGAGATTAAAGCGGATGCCGAAGTAATTGGTTTGCCAAAGGCCATATTTCAGAAGGAAAGCAGTGCCTCTACGGTAAAAGAAGCAGTCGCTGATTTGAATACACTGATTTCTAATTTAAAGGCAGCAGGCATCATGGCAGAAGAGTAAGGGGGTGAGGGCATGCTTGTTAGTGCACAAGAAGCGAAAGTATATTTACGTTTGGATGGTGCGGAGGAAGATGCCCTCATCCAAACTTTGTTGGAAACATCAGAGAGCCTTTGCCGAGATATTGTACGGGTGGATCTTGATGAAATGGATGAAGTTCCGGAGGTTGTTAAAACCGCTATTTGTTACGGGGTGACTTACCTATATGAAAATAGAGAAAATGCTGATTTTAGGGAATTGACGAGGACGCTTAAGTTCTTACTTTTTGGTGTGCGTAGGGAGGAATTCTGATGAAGGTCGGTCCAATGAGATACCGGATTGAGATTCAATCCTACCTTAGCGTACAGGATAATGAAGGATTTGAAACCAAGCAGTGGCAGACCATTCACACAGTATGGGCAGACCTGACTCCGGCATCTGGCAATGAGTATTTTAAGGCGAACCGGGAGACCGTGTCGGTCACTGCAAAAATATATATCCGCTATTTACCGAAGATTACACCAAAGATGCGGATTAAGTATCGGGAGCGGGTCTTCAATATTGAATCCGTCCTTGGTGAAAAAAGGAACGGGTACCTTACCCTTATGGCGGTGGAGGTGATTTGATGGCAACTTTTGACATTAATATGCCGGATGATTTTATGGATGAATTATTTGGTCTGTCAGCCAGTAAAACGTACAGTCTCTGTGAGGAGATGCTGTCAAACGCTTCACCCACATTGCAAACCTCTATGAAAAAACGGGCGAGGAAAGCAACGGGCCAGATGGCAGCATCCATTAAGGCAACAAAGCCAAGGAAGAATGAGCGGGGGTATTTTACAGTGGTTCGCCCCGCCGGAAAAGATTCCAATGGTGTGCGAAATGCGGAGAAACTTGCTATTCAGGAATATGGCACCAGCAAGCAAAAAGCCAATCCGCTGTTAGCAGCTTCGGTAGGTGATGCAGAAGATCAGATACTTACCACCATGCAAAATACATTTGACAAGGGGGTAAAAGGATGACCGTACAAAGAAGAATCATGGAGTCGCTGGAACCGATGGGATATCCTATTGTATCCGATATCTATGAAGGGACGGGCCAGAAGTATTATACCTATAATGTGGCAGATGACAGAGGTTTATACTTTGCAGATGACCTCCCAGTCAGCAACCGTGTATCCATACAAATCCACTTTTTCCTGCCAATAAAGGAGAACTATATCCGAGAAAAAAACCAGACCCGCCAGTTGTTATTTCAGGCGGGTTTTACTTATCCAGTCATTACGATGACGACGGAAACCGATACAGAAAAAAGACATATCATCTTCGAGTGTGAAACCGAAGAAGAAAGAGAGGAAGATTAAATGGCATATGTAGGGTTGGCAAAACCAATCATTGCGAAATTAACGGAAACCGGAGGTGTGGCAACCTATTCAGCAGGTTTTGCTTTCGGTAAGGCAATCAGTCTTGATATTGCTCCGGAGTACAACGAAGCAAGCCTTTATGGCGATAATCAGCAAGTGGAAACGGAGAAGGAATTTAAGCAGGCGACTGTGACACTCGGAACAACAACGATTCCTACACAGGCGTATTCCGTGATGTTCGGGCATGAGGTGAAAAATGAAGCGGCCGGGGCAGAAATTATTTACAAGACAGATGATGCTTCCAACTATGTAGGCTTTGGATGCTACACAGATGAAACCATAGAGGGGGTAAAGAAGTTTGTTGCTATGTGGATACATAAAGTGAAATTTACCCAAAGCCAGGAGTCATACAAAACAAAAGGCGATTCCATTGAGTTCCAGACTCCATCCATTACTGGTGTGGCGATTGGTACTGATACAAAGAATTGGAAAACGACTAAGATATTTGCAACACAGGAAGCGGCAATTACCTGGCTGAATGAGAAGGCTCAGATTGCCTAAAAGAAAGACTTTAGGGGAGTGTAAGGCTCCCCTTATGTATTGGAGGAAAGGACTATGATTGAAAAGATAAATACGATTACATTAGGTAATACCAGTTATCCATTTAAGTGCGACAACCTTGTTTTAGAAACATTGCAGGATGAATTCGGTACGCTGGATGACTTTGAGAAAAAGCTGAATGGCTGGGTACCGATTTTAAATAAAGACGGTGAGCAGAAGCTGGATAAAGAGGGGAAAGGCTTGTTCCGGGTAGGAGAGCCTTCTATGAAAGCAATAAATTTTGCCCTGCCGCTCATGATCCGGGAGGGTGTGGAAATTAAGAATATGAAACTGAAAAACCCAATGGAAATCCCATCGGACCGGACATTGATTCGGATGGTGGAAAATCCGATCCAAGTCAGTAAGTTGATATATGAAGAATACTTGAATTGTTTTCGGGTAAAAAACGCCAAGACCACGCAGACGGAGGAGAGTCCGAATCCGGGCAACTCATAGATTTTGCGTGGTTACTTTATATTGGAATGAATAAGCTCGGCTTTACAGAGTGGGAAGTGAACCATATGTACTTCTCCAAGTGGTCAGAGCTTTTTTTAGCGTATCAAAAATGCTTTAATGCAGAGCATCCAAATCTTCCGGTGTTTAGGCGGCAACAAAGCAAAAGAAAAGTATCTCTGCTGTCACTGTAAAGGGGAGTGTAGTTAAGTGGCGATTAAGAAAATTGGTGCAACCATCGCTTTAGATGGAGAAAAGGAATTTCGCTCAGCGATTACGGCAATCAATGCTGGTATGAAAACCATGACATCGGAAATGCGTCTGGTGAGCAGTCAGTATAAGACCAATCAAAATTCAATAGAAGCCTTAACTGCAAAAAATAAGGTGCTGACAGCACAGTATGACTCCCAGAAAGACAAGGTCGGTATTTATCAGAGTGCTCTTAGTCGCGTGACGCAGTCTGAGGAAAAGGCAGCAAATAAGGTTTCTGATTTAAAGAATAAATTGGCGGAAGCTAAGACCAAGATGTCAGAAATGGAGAAAAGTTCTGACAGTACAAGTAAGGAATTAGATGAACAGCAAAAGGTCATTTCCAGTCTGGAGAGCGAACTTAAAAAAGCGGAGACCGGATATACTGCAGCAGAAAAGAACACAGCAAAATGGCAAACTTCTTTAAATAATGCAGAAGCAGAATTAAGTGATCTGGATGCGGAGCTAAAAAAGAATGATGCATATCTGGACGAAGCCCAAACTTCCACTACGCAGGTGGCAAATTCCATTGATGAATATGGCGATGAGGTTGATGATGCGAAGGACAAAACATCAACATTTGGCGATGTCCTGAAAGCAAACTTAACTTCGGCAGTCATCATTTCGGCAGTGAAATCATTAGCCAATGGGGTAAAGGAAATCTCCGCAAAAGTCCTGCAAGTGGGGTCCGATTTTGATTATGCAATGTCCGGAGTACAATCGCTTTGTGGTGCCACGGGCCAAGACTTTGAAGACTTGAAGGAAATTGCAAAACGGATGGGAGCCGAGACGAAATTTACAGCCACGCAAGCTGCAGAAGGACTTCAATATATGGCTCTTGCCGGATGGAGCTGCAAAGAAATGTTGGATGGTCTGGAAGGTGTTGTTACACTGGCAGCTGCTGCGGATATGGACTTAGCCTCTGCTTCTGACATTTTGACAGATGCTGTTACCGCTCTTGGCGATTCGGCACAAGACTGTAATCGTTATGCGGATGTTTTGGCAAAGACACAGGCTTCTTCCAACACAACGGTTGCTAAGTTGGGAGAGTCTTTCGTAAACTGTGCAGCAACCGCAGGGGCATATGGATATTCCTTAGAGGATGTCGCAACATCATTAGGTGTTATGGCAAATGCCGGAATCAAAGGCAGCATGGCCGGTACAAACCTTTCTATCATCATGTCCCGCCTTGCAACCAATACCAACGGTGCCAGAGATCAGTTGGAGGACTTAGGAATATCGTTCTACGATAATCAGGGAAATGCCAGAGACTTAGGTTCTGTTATTACTGAACTCTGCGATGCAACACAGGGTATGAATGATAAGCAGAAAGCTGCGATTGTTACCAATATTGCCGGAAAGAATGCACAGAAATCCTTAAATACAATCTTGAACCAAGGCAGTGGTGCTTTTAATGATCTGCGGGAGACTTTAGAGAATTGTGATGGTGCAGCAAAGCAGATGGCTGCAACAATGCAGGACAACCTAAAGGGTGATATCACGATCTTACAAAGTGCAACAGAGGCATTAGGCATTACGGTATATGAGAAGTTTGAAGGGGCCTTCCGGTCTGCGACAACGGGGATTACTTCATTAAACAGAGAATTGAAGTCGGGGGGACTTGGGCGTAGTGTAGATAAACTGGCGGATTCCTTTGCAGCAGCAACGGAGGATATCATAGCGTTTGCCGAAGATGCGCTCGAAGCAGCAATTGATGGGCTGACTTGGGTAATTAATAACGCCGATATTATTGGGGGCGTTTTAACCGGGATTGGAGCAGGGTTGTTGGTATTTAATGTAGCACCAACCATTGTTGCTACGGTAACGGCAGTTAAGGCGTTCGTAACGGCCACACAAACGGCAGGTGTGGCACAGGCGGCGTTTAATCTGATTGCCAATGCAAATCCGTATGTACTGCTTGCAACAGCAATTGGTGGTGTAGTGGCAGCATTTGCAATTTTTGGTTCGGCGGGTGAAGAGGCGAAGACAGATACCGATTTGTTAATCGAGTCCACCAAAGAATTAAATGATACCATGCAGGCCACGGCAGAAACAGCCACAGAAACCTCGAAAAGCTGGGGTGAGACAACTACTTCACTTGATGCACAGGGGCAGGCAGCCAGAAATCTTGCTGGTAAGCTATTGGAATTGGATGCTCAAACGGATAAGACCAGAGCTACAAAACAGCGGATGAGTAACATCGTTGAGCAGTTAAATGAACTTGTTCCGGGATTGACTTTGTCCATAGATGAAGAAACCGGAGCATTGAACCAATCCGAGGAGGCAATCTACAAGGCCATTACAGCGAACGAAGCCTACAATAAGGCAAAGGCCGCACAAGAAAAACTTTCGGAGATCACTTCTCGGCAGGTGGATGCAGAAATTCAGTTAGCCGAAGCGGAAGAAGCACTGGCGGAGATTGCAACAGAACTGGAAGCTGTAGAGAAAGAGCGAACCAGAATCTTAGAGGAAAGCAAGGATGGCTACATAGAGATTGATGGTGTAGTACAGAATGTTACGTGGGCACTTGGCGATCTAGCGGACAAAGAGTATGAACTTACACAGAGCCAGAAAGAAACAGGAGAATCGATCACGACCTTGCAGGAAAGCTACGATGGGTTGAACGATACATATGATACTGTTTATGACTACATGGAAACGCAGATTGAAGAAAGCGGCTATGTAGCAGATGCTTATGGTAGCACTGGGGAAGCTGCTGATGGTGCGGCAACCGCAACAGAAGACGCGATGGAAAGCATGACAACTTCTGTGGAAGAAGCTACAGCCAGTATCGTAGAGGATATTGCTGACCAGATTGACATGTTCTCTGAGTTTGATGGGAAGATGGAACTCTCCACCGAGAAGATGCTCTCCAATATGCAATCGCAGATTGATGGCGTCACCAACTGGTCCAGTAATATTCAAACTCTTGCTGATCGTGGAATCAATGAAGGCCTGCTTCAATATTTGGCTGATATGGGACCGGAGGGCGCAGGATATGTTGCTACCTTCGCAACCATGACGGATGAAGAATTACAGAAAGCCAATGAATTATGGGAGCAATCCTTATCGCTGGCAGATACCGCAGGGGCGGAAATCGCCGAAGCCACTGGTGTTATGGTGGAAGGCTTGGATGAGATGGCAGAGGAAGGAGCCGCCGCAGGTGAAGAAGTTGGCAAAAATGTCATTACCGGATATGGGACAGGTATCAATGCATATTCCAATGAAGCCAGACAGGCCATGATTGATACAAACAAGCTACTCTTGAATGAGCCGATTTTCACCTTTGGAATCCACAGCCCATCTACGGTATTTGCTGGATTCGGGCAGAACCTCATGGAAGGAATGGCACAGGGGATCACAGGCAAAAAAGAAGACCCACTTTCGGCAATGTCGGCATTCTTATTGTCCATGCTTTCAAGCACAAACAGCACCCTTGGCACAAGTGGAGGAGCATCCAGTGTTTTTCAAACGATAGGGTCTGCGTTAATGAGTGGTCTGGGAAGTGGCGTGTCCTTAAACAGCCAGACTCCCACTACGGAAATATCAACGGTGGCAAGTAATGTAGTGTCTACAGTACAGCAGGGGTTGACGTGGGATTCCTTTTCCAGTATCGGCAGCAGTATCATCAGCGGATTAACCAGTGGAATTTCAAATGGGGCATCCAGTGTGGTTACGGCAATCGCAAATGTGTGTTCCAATGCAATTCAGGCGGCAAAAAATGCGCTGGGAATTAATTCTCCTTCAAAGGTGTTCAAAGAACTAGGTAAATTTACGGCTCAAGGCTTTTCGCTTGGATATGAGGATGAGATGCCAGCCGTAAATCAGATGATTGCTGACAGCGTGGAGATTCCAAGTTTTGTATCAGCACAGCTTAGTCTTGCAGGTGGAAGTATGGGAACATCTCACGATGATATGGATATGTTCTCTGTATTAAGGGAGTATTTGCCGTATCTAAAGGCAATCGCAGAAAAGGATACCGATGTGTATCTAAACAATATGAAACTGACAAACCAAATGGATCGAAGTCTGGGGAAAAGACAGAAGTTTGTGGAGCGTGGATAAATGATCGGATTTACAATTAACGGAAAGCATTCATACAACAATTATGGGCTTATTTTGCAGAACCCATATCAGATCACGCCTCCGGTTCCCAAGACACATTATATCAGTGTGCCGGGAAGAAGCGGGTACTTAGATTTGACGGAAAGTCTGACCGGAAAAGTGGAATATGAGAACCGGATTCTCATCTTGGAACTGGGTGGCATGAAGACAGACTGGTCTTCCTTTTTTACAACATTGTTAAAAGACATTCATGGAAAGGAAGTACAGATTGTTTTTGATAATGATAAGACCCACTATTATATAGGGCGTGCGACCGTCTTGGATCAGTTTGAGAAGGTAGCACGTCTGGGGTTGTTTGCTTTGGAAGTTCTATGCGAGCCGTACCGCTACAATGTGACTCCATATACCTATTCTGGGAGCATTAGCTCTCAGACAACGGTTACTGTTACACAAAGTGAAATGCCAATTGTTCCAGAGATTACAGCTACGATAACGAGCGGTAATACCCTGACCGTCAGCAATGGTGGAAAAACCTGCACGCTAAAAAGTGGTACACAAAAACTACGGGAACTGGAAATGACAACGGACTGGAAGCTGGTCTTTCGAGGAGTTGGCAGTGCTTCGGTTGTAGCAAGGGGGGGTTGTTTGTAAATGTATAAGGTATATTTCAATAATGATCTGGTCTATTTGGCAGGAAGTAAAGAACTGGTTTTATTGAATCCGGTGGTGGAACTGGAAGTCAATAAATCCGGCTCTTTTACATTTGATATTCCAGCAGTAAATCCTTTCTGTGATAGCATCAATGAACTGGTTACAATTGTCAGGGTCAATAAGGATGGGGAAGATATATTTATAGGCCGATGCATTGATATTGTAATCGACTTTTATGGAACCAAGAGCGTAATGTGTGAAGGCGAATTGGGATATTTATTGGATTCTATTCAGCCGCCGGGAGAGTACCATAATGCTACTGTGCGGGGATTTTTAAGGACTTTGCTAGAAAACCATAACTCACAAGTGGCATTGGGGACTGGGGCAAATCTCGCTATCACCTTTAATAAGTCTTGTGCAGGGGAGTCGGCGTCCTATGACTATCTCTATCTTTACTATTATGATACATCTGGGAACTGCCAAGTGGTTCTGAATAAGGTAAGGGCTGATACACTGGCCGGGATGACGTATGTGATACCAACCACGAATTTTTATGCATATTGGAGAACCGATGGGAGTGTGAATGATTATTATGGTTTTTCCATTGATTCCGTGAAGAGGACCAGTAATTCGTGTACACCCGCAGTGCTGATGACAGTTACGCTGCAAAGCGGTACAGAAAAGATCGAGACGATGGATATTTCAGACGTCCAAACAGATCACAATCCGTATGCGAACAGTCAGGCCACGCAGTGGCATTATACATTTTCGGGTGTAGATAAATCATTTGAAGTAGGTGCGGTAACTGTTCAGGATAATAATGATAGCCTATATCGATATACAAATTGGGAAAACACCCTTGAAGATATCAAGGATAAGCTGGTGGGGCGTTTGGGTGGCTATCTGCGAATCCGGTATAGTGGCGGTGTCCGATATCTGGATTACATTGCTGCTTATACGCACATCACAGAACAGGTTATTGAGTTTGGGGAAAATCTCCTGGACTATTCGCAAACCATAGATGCTACGGACATTGCCACGGCAGTAATTCCGCTAGGGGCAAAACAGGATAAAAACGATATTGCAGCATTGGAAGCCTACCTTACGATTGAAAACGTGAATAATGGAAAAGCCTATGTGTATTTACCGAGTTCCGTATCGGTGTATGGGTGGATATTTAAAATTGTGAAGTTTGAAGATGTACAGATGGCTGCAAATCTTAAGACTAAAGGTGAAGAATACTTAACAGAGGTCCAGTTCGCTAATATGGTCTTAGAGCTTACGGCGATTGATCTTAGCTTATTGGATCAGGACATTGAGCAGATTATGCTTGGTGATACCGTGCGATGCAGAAGTCCGGTACACGGATTGGATATGTACATCATGGTCAGCCGTCGTTCGTATCACTTGGATGCGCCGGGGGAAGATACGATTACGCTGGGAACAGAAACGAGCAAATCGATGTCTGAACGTAATGTTTCCTCAAATCAGGAATTAATCAATCGATTGATCGCAATACCGACCAAACAATCCATCTTAGATGAAGCAAGACTGAATGCACAGCAGATCATGAATAGTGCAACTCATGGATATGTGGTAACTACGGCAGATGAGCAATTGATTATGGACACCAATGATGTAAATACAGCAATCAGGTTATGGCGTTGGAACATCAATGGTTTGGCGTATTCAGAGAGAGGTTATACGGGGCCGTATAAACTTGCCATTACAATGGACGGCACGATTATGGGTGATATGATTGCAGCAGGAACGATTGCAGCAGACAAGATTTCCATTGGTTATCGGCAAAGTGTAGAAACGCTTATAACGGATAAAGCGACTGTTGCTGAGCGTGATGCAAACAAGTATACGGATACTATTTTGAAGAACAGCTATTGGACTAAGGCCGAGGTACAATCTTCAATCACCAATACGGCAAATGAAATCATGCTTTCAGTGACTAAGATTGAGGAAGCGAACCTGCATGATTATGTGGTAAATGGTGACTTTTCCGTAGGTGATGATGGAATGCTCTCCTGGTATAAGACGACTACGACAACAATATCCGTTGTGGAGGATGCTACGTTAGGAAAATGCGTCTGCATACCAAAGGTGACAAGCAGCAGCTATATCCGGCAACAATTGATAGGACTGCAGGCGGGAGAGTATATCGTTCGGTATAAGGCAGCAACCACATCCGATTATGCATCCACTGCCAGAGTGCAATGTACTTTTAATAACAGTACACAGACTACGGCACTGGGAGAGTTTAAAGCTGGGGAATGGAAGACCTTTGAACGCAGGGTAACTATTGCTGCCGGAGGAAATATCTATCTTTATCTGTATTGTTACCATCCTAAATGCTAAGTACGTGAATGCGATACCGCTCTATCGTCAGGAACAGGAATTCGAACGATACGGGGTGCATATCACCCGGGGCGAAATGGCTCACTGGACAATCCTCTGTGCGGAAAGGTATCTGGCGATTCTGTATGACTATCTACATAAAAAGATCTACGAGTATCATGTATTGCAGGCAGATGAAACCCCAGTACGCGTAACAAAGGAAAACCGCACGGAAAGTGACAAGCATTATATGTGGGTCTATCGTACCGGAAACATGTACCAGG